GCAATTGCAGAACTAAATGTAGACCACAAAGATCTGGTTTGGTTTCGCACATTGCACTCGCTGGCCTTTAGCTGGCTGGGTATGCGCTCACAAGATGTGTTCAAGGGCAGGGACTATCACGAGCTTGGCAGTCTGGTTGGTCTAGACTTCCGTGCCAACGCATCAAACAACATGTCAGAAGGTGTGCTGTTCACCCCCGGCACTGGCGGGGACAAATACCTGTCGATGATTCAGATGGCTAGGGTTCGTGAGGTAAGCATCGAACAGCAGTTTAGCGACACTGCGGATCGTGTTCTGCACTACCAGCAGCTTCGTGTTCTTGATAATGCGTATCGTGAATACAAAAAACAGCTTGGCAAGCGCGACTTTGTGGACATGATTGAAGACTTTGTTAAGCAGGGGACAAGCCCACATTTTGACCTGTTGATCATTGACGAAGCACAGGATCTAGCACCGCTGCAATGGCGCATGGTTAAGGAAGTATTGGTGCCTAACTCAAAGCAAGTGTACTACGCTGGGGACGATGATCAGTGTATTTATTCATGGATGGGGGTCCGTGTATCGGACTTCTTGGATGCTAGTGATCATAAGATAGTCTTGGATAAATCATACCGTGTACCGTTGTCCGTGCATCAGTTTTCTAACGACTTGGTTAACCGTGTTGCGATCAGACAAAACAAAGTTTGGCAACCCACCGAAAGGCAGGGAAACCTGTCATGGCACCGTGATATAATGGAGCTAGACTTAGAGAGTGGTGAATGGTTAATCCTAGCACGGACAAACTACATTGCGAATAAGATCTCCACCCGCCTCAAGGAAGATGGTTATCTCTTCTGGCGAGAGGGGGCTGGATGGTCCCTATCTCAAAATGTTTTAAACGGCATTGAGGTATGGTTAAAATTATGCAAAGGCTTGTCCTTATCAGCAGCAGAACTGAAGAACTTCTCGAAGATACTAAGCGGAAATGTTATTTCCAAATCTGGACGCAAGCTCCTAGAATCATTAGACCCAGAACACACATATACTCTGGACGACATCAAAGACAAATGCCAGTTGAACGCGACATCGGAGTCGCCGTGGATGAGTGTGTTGAAAGTGTCGGACAAGGAGATCGCTTACATTACGTCGGTACGTCGGCGGGGGGAGCGATTACTATCTGGCAGTCCGAGGATCCGGATATCGACGATACACAAAGCCAAAGGTGGCGAGGCGGATAACGTCGCCCTTTTCTTAGACTCTACAAAAGCATGCACAGAAAACCTTGACCAAGATAGTGAGGTCAGGGTTTTCTATGTTGGTGCCACGCGCACAAAAAAACATCTTCACTTAATCGAATCAACAGGACAATACGGGTTTGCAATATGAAAAGAGCAGAGATACTAGACACCGCCAAAGGTTATGTAACACAAGATCGTGCCTCGCAGCATGGTGAGATGGAGAACAACTTCAAAAACATAGAAACTGTGTGGTACTGGTGGGATAGCATCAAGCCTGATGATCTACCTATCGGTATGGACTGCGCTGTCAAGATGACATTATTAAAGGTTGCCCGTATAGCATCCAACCCAAACCACATTGACAACTGGGTAGATGCTTGTGGGTACATGGCATGTGGCGGGGAGCTAGCTGATGACTGATTCGTATCAATATCACCTGCTTGCACAAGACATCAAAGATGTGGCTTGGGGCAAGACAGACAGTGACTGGTCCCCACCTGCTTCGCTGCCTGATCTTACACAGTACGATAGAATAGCTGTTGACCTTGAGACACGAGACCCAAACCTGACCAAGCTTGGACCGGGGTGGTGTCGTAAGGATGGGTACATCATTGGGATAGCTGTAGCAGCAGGAGATAGTTCTTGGTATCTGCCAATCAAACACGATGCAGGCAACCTGCCGCGTTCATCTGTGATGGCGTGGATGAAGAAGATGATGGCTACACCCAACATCGAAAAGGTAATGCACAATGCGCTGTATGATCTTGGATGGCTCCGAGCAGAGGGCATAGAAGTTCAGGGTAAGATCATTGATACAATGGTTGCAGCGCCGTTGCTGAATGAGAATCGCCGCTGGTACAACTTGGATTCACTGGCCCGTGATTATCTGTCTGAGCGCAAGGATGAAAAGATACTACGCTCGGCTGCTGAAGAGTTTGGCGTCAATGCCAAAAGTGATATGTATCGTTTACCATCCAGATATGTCGGCCCATACGCAGAGCAGGATGCGGCTGTTACTCTCCGTCTGTGGGATCGGCTACGCACCGACTTGGTTAAGGACGAATGCACATCTATCTTTGAGCTAGAGTCAAGTCTGGTTCCTGTACTGCTTGACATGAAGACACGCGGTGTCCGTGTGGACATGGACAGGGCGGAGCAGGTAAAGAAAGAACTATCAGGCCGTGAACAGGTATTACTTAAAGAAGTAAAGGAAGAGACTGGGGTCGCCATTGAGCCGTGGGTTGCGACATCTGTTGCAAAAGCCTTCGACTCTGTCGGGATCAAGTACGCGACAACACCAAACACGGGAGCGCCGTCTTTTACCAAACAGTTTCTTGCCAACCACGAGCACCCGCTTGCCAAAAAGATTGTGAAAATTCGTGAACTCAACAAGGCCAATACGACATTTGTTGAGACAATTCTTGAACATTCGCATAATGGACGTATTCATTGTGACTTCAATGCCCTTCGTTCTGATGATGGCGGTACTGTAACGGGACGCTTTTCTTCAAGCAACCCCAACCTGCAACAGATCCCGGCTCGTGATCCAGAGATCAAGAAGATGATCCGTGGTCTATTTATACCAGAGGATGGATGCAAGTGGGGATCATTTGATTATGCATCTCAAGAGCCTCGGTGGCTAGCCCACTACTGTGCCACCTTGACAGGTGTGGATCGTCATCCACAGATTGACGACGTTGTTAAAATGTACCACGAAGGTGATGCTGACTTCCACCAGATGGTGGCGGACATGGCAGAGATTCCTCGTAAGGAAGCCAAGACTGTAAACCTTGGCATCATGTATGGTATGGGCAAGAAGAAGCTAGCCAATGTGCTTGACATCACAGAGGATGAGGCAACGTCACTACTCAACAAATACTACGAGCGCGTTCCTTTTGTAAAAGGTCTGGCAGACATGACATCTAGATATGCGTCAGAGCGCGGTGTTATCAGAACATGGCTAGGAAGAAAGTGTCGTTTTGACATGTGGGAGCCAGTATCATACACTTACAATAAGCCGCTGCCCATGGAACAAGCCATAAAAGAATATGGTGGTAAGGGCCGGATCCGCAGAGCCTTTACATACAAAGCCCTGAACAGGCTGATTCAGGGGTCTAGCGCGGACCAAACTAAGAAAGCCATGGCTGAATGTTACAGCGAGGGGTTGTGTCCCATGCTTACCGTTCATGATGAACTTTGCTTTAACATTGAGTCACAAGATCAGGCTGACCGCGTAGTCGAAATCATGTCTACCTGTGTACCTGATTTAAAGGTTCCGTTTGATGTTGATGCGGAGCTAGGTAACAACTGGGGTGAAGTAGGATGAATTGTTGGCATTGTAAAACTGAGCTTATCTGGGGCGGCGATTTCGATTGCGAAGAATCAGATGAATGGCTCATCGTTAGCAACCTTCATTGTCCTAACTGTGAGTCACATGTAGATGTGTACTACCCAAGGCACAAGGAAGAAGAAGATGTTCGAGGCGATGGTACTGGTTTGTCTAGCGGGTGATTTAAATAATTGTTTTGCGGCGAATGATACACGAGGTCCATATAAAACTATCAATGAGTGTATTGACAGAACCACTGAGATGGCGGCGCAGCTACTTACGATAAATAAAGATCACATTGTAATGGGTGTGCGCTGCGACCCTGTTAAACCATCGGAAGGGTTAGAAACCTGACAGGTTTCACCCTGACAACAATCATCAATCACAGCTTTACAGTAGTGACACTGCCCGTGTCCGTGCACTTGAACCACTTTTAGGGGTGATTGACAGCGCGGACAGCGATTCTCAGGGACTTGAGGGTGTAATGATACGGTCATTGTAAATTAGCTCGACGAGAATCGATGTTTTTATTTAATGTTTTCAGTCATTTGCTAAATCACGGATTCGCTTGACTAAACGCTTTGCGCGGTTCGGGACCTGATCATGCCACCTCGAATCGACCATTTCGTCTGCTGCACGGTGCCAATCCCGGTCATCAATGCCAGACTTCATGCCCTTGAACTTGGACAGGCGTGGATATCCGAGGTTGAAGCACATGTTGGCTATGACCAACTGAGCTTCCTCTGGTAAATCGTCGAAGTCTTCATACAGTCTGTGGCAGTCCTCAATGGTCACAAGGATGTCCAGATCAAATGCCTGCCGCACCCGTTCTTCTGATACAGATGTGCCGACTGGTTGACCATGTTCCGGATCAGCATCTTTGATTAAATGACCGATTCCAAAAGTTGGCAGGCCAAGATGGTCCAAATATATTTCGTACTTGCAGCCTTCATCGTCTGCAAGCTCTTCGCGTAACTGATTTTTGTTCATGCTATTCTCCGCTGCCTTGCAGCTAATGCTTGAGCTAACGCCTGATCTCT